GTCGATTGCTAACTGATTAGCACCATCTTTAATTGCGACAGATGAAATATCTGCATCGATTGTGTGTAATGTAAGTGCGCTCATTTTAAAAATCCTTTTTTAATAAAGCATGATTGCTTCAATGGTAGTTGAGGCGATACTAGAACTAATATACAGTACCGTGGCATCAACCTCAATATCAGAGAGTTGAAAAACACAATTGGCCGGTATTGTAAAAGTAGGGCCTAGCAATGTCTTTTTGATTGTTAATACAGAAGCATTGGTTGCCTTAAGTATTATCTGTTGTGTCTTGTCGGGTATTGCAAGAGGATAGTCTGTCGTCACTACTGCATTGAATATTTCAACATTCGCCGGCCCTGACTGAACGATAGGTCTAAATGTAGGGCTACTGACTGGCATACTAAGCTAACTCCATTATTTTTACATCAACGCTTTTACCTGTGTCTGCTATGACGTATAGAACTATGTCATTAGTTATGTCGGTTGAAAATATCGATGATGGCGTTATCTCCCATCCTTGATTAATACCACTAGAAGTAACGGTGATCTCTCCAATGAAGAAAGAGTCGGTTGAACTTCTGTTTTCGATTATAATTGAGTTTCTATTATCCAAAGCAACTAAAGGGATTGCAGAAACAACATCTGTTACGGTGGTGTTTGTAATTTTTAATCTTACTCTTAGACCTGAATAATTAAACTCTCCAGTAACAGGAATTGCGCTGGTTTGCTCTAGATCAACAGCAACTTTAGTTCTACCTAGAGTGGCATCTCTAAACTTTGCTTGCTCGTTATCCTTTAGACTTATTGATGGCATCGTATTCCTTCTCAATCAAGTTTGAGCCATCAACTTCAAACCACGCATACCAGAACCCTTCGGCAAAAATAATATTGTAGTCATGATAGCTTCTAGTCTTAATACTATTTTCAAGCATAAGCTTTTGCAAGTCTACAGGTCTTTTAGCCTTTAAGAAGTCTTTAATGTGTAGCTCGTTTTTAATCATAATATAAAAATGGGTACAGTTTCCCGTACCCACCCTTTAAAGAAATTAATTAGTCGTTAAGTCCGATAACTAGAGGAGACTTAGTTGCTCCTGCACCTTTAAGACCTAATTGCATACCAGCAAGACCTAGTAATTGATCGATAGCTGCGCGTTTTGCACCAACACCATATTCAATTTCTGCTTGCTCGCCGTACATTGCATTCTTTTGGAATCCAACTGCGATAGCTGACTTTTCTACAAGGAATAATTCTTTTGAATCAAACCCATTGTGCATAACAACTGGAGCACCAAGAATTTGACCGATCACTCCTGAAGGAATGTTGGCCTGTCCGTATTGGTAAGCGTTTTTAAATTCAGCTAAACCCATAAGAACATTTTTTTGATGTGGAGAACACAACCATACTGATTGAGCAACATCACCATCAGCAACTTCGATTGCCTCAAGCATAGTAAGCATGTTTGAAAATGTAGCGTCTACGTCAGCACCAACGTTAATGAATGAAGCAGCGATTGCTCTGATTTTAGCGATGATTAAGTTGTCTACAGCTCTTGCTTGAGCCTTTGCAGCATATTCAGCAAATACTAATTCAGCATTGATGTTGTTTTGGGCAACAGTCATTGAATCGATGATCCAAGAAACGTATAGGTTCTGGTCTAATAAAAGCGAATCCACGCCGCTCGTTAATGCAGAAGCATCTCCCTTAACGCCTTCAGCTCTGTTTACAACTGAAAAAGATGATAGCTTTGGAAACTTAATAGTGTCTGCACCAGCAACGGCCATAGCAGATACGTCAGTAACGTATGCCATAAGCTTTGCATTGAATGCTAACTCTTTTTGAACTTTTGTAGAAATTAAAGTCTGTTTAGTGTTCGCTAATTGAGTACCTGTGATTACGTCTGCCATTTAAAACTCTCCTTGAGCTTAAAGCTTTCCACTGGCGTGCAAGCTTTTAATATATTGATCTAACTCTTCCCTTGTCATTTCTTCAGGTGCCTTTGAACTCATTGTGACGTTTCCACCTGCTTCATTTGGCATCTTGCCTTGCTTAAACTCAATCAAAGAAGAATGTCTCTTAACGAAATCAGCAACGACACTTTTAACACTCTCTTCATCAACCCTTTTTGTTTCTGGGTTGTAGACCATTTTGTCAGTGTCAACAAATTGGTAGTAAGCATCGTCTTTGATTCTTCCACCTAGATGTCTTTGGAATGCGTTCAGCTTAACTGATTCAAGAATTGTGCTTTCTAGTTGTTCGCGTCTTGCCGATTCTTCTAGTGCTTTCTTTTCCTGTTGCTCTGCGTACGTTTTCCATTCGTTCTGTTCTTTCAACTTTGCATTGTTCTGTTGCTCGCGCTCCGACTCAAGGACTTTTAGTCTCTCCTTGGCGGTCTTTGCTTCTGCTACAGCTCTTCTGTAAGTCTCGTAAGCTACTTTGTCTTTTGATTGGTTTTCAACGTCGCCACTGGCTTGTTGATTGTCGGCACTGCCTTGATCTTCCATTAAATTCTCCACGGGTTATGCGTTATTGTCAATTTCTATTTGAAAATTGATCTTATTCGTTCTCTTATTATGTTTTTTATGTCTCTTTTTATTCCCAATCTTTCGCTTTTTGATAGATCGAAAAACCTTCTCTTTGGTCTATTGTCTGAACCATCTGCTGCCCACCTTGCTTTTTTATCTGCAAAGGAGTCGCTGAAAAAGAATGAGAAACTAAAACCATTTCGCACGCCAATGATTGAACTCAACATGTGTCCAGTAAGTGATAGGCCTGACTTTTTAGGTGTTATGCCTGCGGGTAACGGGAACTTCTTTCTTGCCTTAACATAGTTAGGACTAAGTTTTTCAAGAGCAGTGTTGCTGGCACCTTCTGACGGAACGCCCTTTCCGAGTTGGGTTCTTTTTTTTATTTGCTCGGGTATTTGAGTCAGTAGAAAATCAAAATCATTTGCCGGTAAGTTTGCAATCTCTTTTGCTAGACTTTTAAGTCGCTCACTTGCTTTTGCCATTATTCCTCCAGATCAAACTGAAACTTGTCAACAATCTCAATCGCGCCTGCTCTTGCTTGTTTTGCAATTTCGTTTTGTATGTCTCTAGGTAGAATGTCCAAAGACCTAATTACTTTCGCCAACTCTTTATCTGATAGCTCCATAAAGTTTCTAGCTCTGGACTTATTTGCTTCACCTCCGTAGCTTCCTAGTATGTTTCCTTCTGCCACGGAGTTATTTCTTTCGTCGTCTTTTTCAAAACCGATAACTATTTTACCTTTCCTTGCGCTTAGAACCTGTAAAGAGTCCAACATCTCACCAGAAAGAGTTAGATTTATCTTGCTGCTCTTGTCGCCAAGCTTAAAGGCATTTGATTTTTTATAGGAATCAGAATAAGCAGGGAAAAGCTCACCATCTGAGCCTTGCCCCTTTTTTGATCTCTCTACAATAAAACTTAACAACTCTTCTGCTACGGTATTGGCATCATCGTCATCATAGTCTTTAGGCAGTAATATCTCTTTTTTTATCCATGCCATTTACGGCCCCCTTGATTGCTTGCTCTAGTGATTTTTCTTCACTCACAATTTTATCAATATCTTCTTCCGTGTATTCTGGGTGGAGAGTTTTGACTGCTGTTTCAAGATTCATTGTGTTGATTTCTAGCTCTGCTTTTACGTTGGCAATCTCTTCTGACCTGCTCATCATCGGTGTTGGCATTTCAAAGTCTACATATATTTCCATGTTCTCAACATTGCCGATCATCGGTGGAACCTTTGCAGGGTTAATCATCCCTGACTTGATCCAATAGTTGTGAATCTTTGGCATCTTGTTGTTCCATAGGTCTTCTTCGTCTTTAGAGAACCATTCCATAGACTTTTTCTTAATCTCGTATGAGTCCATTTCGTCAATTATTTTACTTATGCCAGAAACTCTATTGTCGCCTGTTGTTGTTCCAATTGACCCAACTCTTATGCCTTTTGTTTCTAGCCATAGGATAAATATGTTCATTACAAAGTCTAAGACTTTTTGAGTATCTGCTTCAGGTTTCACTGATCCGATTTGTGGTGTTTTCTCGCTATCCTTGTCAGACTTAAGTGACCAAAAGGCATTGGGTGACATAGACATATTTTCAACATTAACGTCGATACCCCAAAGAATAGAGAAACAACTAAACATCTGGGCGCCAGCAGCGTCTGATAGCATGACAGAAATTGCTTTGGTAACGCTCAACATGTCGCTATCTAGAGTAGGTATTAGTTTGTTTTTTTGTCTCTTGCCGTAAACGAATGGGATAACACCATATAGATTTACGCCACCGTTATCGACTAGATACTCGCTTGCTTCGTTACCATTCATATAGAAGGCATCAAACTCGGCATCAGTGTAAACAAACAACAGCATGGTATCGTTACTGCTACCTCTTTTCCCCATGAATTTAATAAAAATAGTTTCTTCTTCTGGTGACTGCTTTGAGTCTGACATGACTAAGAATCTATCAAATGAAAGCTCTCTTAGTTTTGGTTTGCCGTCTTTAGAAACATACGGCTCCCATGCAAACCCTTTAAATAGATTTGAATAGGTATCGGCAATCATTCCTGAGTTGTCGATAGAGAATGCTTCTGAGTAGTAATCAACGAACTCTTGTTGTGTCGGATTCTCTGAGAACCTTGCGGGCGGTTTCGAGTATGTCGTAGATACTTTATTGACGTATCTTTGAAGAATATTGATGGGTATGATTCTATCTTTAATTGCGCTGTAATAGTTAGCAGACAGGGAAGACTTCATGATGTCGTCAATGTACGGCCTTAGGTTTCCGTTATAAATGTCTAGTGCCTCATGATTGGTATGAATAAAATTAGCGTGAGCTGTAATGTAGTCAATAATTTCTCTTCGCTTTTCCTTAAGCATTTTTCCCTTCCCTATAGTTGTATCATTTTAGATTTGCCGTTATTTGTCTTATGTTTATCGTAATCCAATACGTATCCAATTGCAGTAGTAACATGCTGCTGGGGCAAGCTGTCATCCTCAACCATTGTTCCATTCTTCTTAAACTCGGTTAACCTGAAGCCTTCATCAAGCCATTTATCGTAAACGAATAGTCTTATTTCATTATTCT